GGTGGCAGGGCAAGGTTTTTGACAGCGCTGTCAGGCTGTGGGCGGCCGGCGTCACCGGCGAAGGCACGCGTGACAATCCGCAGCGCGTGCTGGTCGGCCCGCCGCAGCAGCAGGCGGCCTGGGGCACCGGCATGATCCCGGCCGACGCCATTGTGCAGACCTTCATGGGCCGCGGCGCACCGGGCGCGCTCGACAGCGTCGTGGTGCGCTGGGGCGGCGGTGGCGACGTGCAGGCCGATGAATCGGTGCTGTCGTTCAAGAGTTTCGAGAAGGGCCGCGAGAAATGGCAGGGCGAGACTTTACACGGCGTCTGGTTCGACGAGGAACCGCCGCTCGATATCTATTCCGAAGGCTTGACCCGCACCAATGCGACAGGCGGCATCACTATCGTGACGTTCACGCCGCTGCTTGGGATGTCGGACGTGGTGCTGCTGTTTTTGTCGGCGGGAGAGGTGGAGCGGATGGGGAAGGGGTGATTTCGCGCTCGCTCGCGCGTTTCCTTTCCTTGTGGGGGAAGGTGGATCGGCGCGCAGCGCCGAGGCGGATGAGGGGTGTTCCAGCGAAGTGGAACGTTGGCCTTCCCGGGACACCCTCATCCGACCTCGCTTCGCGAAGCCCCTTCTCCCGCAAGGGGAGAAGGGGAGGCAGTTCTCACCCCGTCACTTCCACTACCGCTCTGCCACAAATTCAGGCGGTTGCCGGCAATGATGAATGCCAGACCGCATGATGCGAAATCTGGTTGTGCTCGATGCAACTGGCTGCCAGTTTGCTGATTTCAGGATCGGCCGACGCCCGCGCCCATTCGACGAAGGCATCGACGACCACCAACCTTGCGCGACCGGCCAGCCCAAGACCGTAACGCCGCACCACCGGCTCGGAATGGTCAAGCATCTTGCGGATCATGGCTGATACATCGTCCCGCCATTGCTCGGAAATATCCGAGATGACCGAAAACGCCGTTTGCGGCTTGAGCAAAGCGGCGTGCTGGCGCGCAAGCCTCAACTGCCAGTCCCGGGCAAAGCGGACGAACTGGACAGCTCCCATGCGCACGGCGTCATGCTCATCATCAAGAGCAAACAGGGCCTGCGCCAGGTACTCGCCATGGTCACGCGTGCTGCACCGCAAGATGGATTCCACGGCATCGAAACGCGTGCGCGAGTTGCTATCCCCAAGCAGTGCGGCCAGTTCGCTCACCATCGAACTTATGTTCTGGTTTTGAAACGTGGCCAGAAACGCGCCCGCCGCTCGGGTCCGGGCGTTGGGCGATGTCAGAAGGAGACGAAGGCTTTCCAACGGCACCGTCCTGCCAAGATCGGCAAGCAGGTCGCTGGCTAGCGCGCCATCGTGTTCATCGGTGGATGACAGCAGAAGCTGCAGGATCTCCGGGCCCGTCGGGGCATTTGTCGATTTGCCGAGCGGCAGCAGGATCTTGCCGCTTTCGCTGAAATAAAGATGAGCAACCTCGCTGTCCTCGGCGGACAAGCGCATCGCGTCGAATAGATCTGTCATGGCAAAGAGTGGCTGCCCCACCCGCGTAGAGTAGAGGCCGCGCGGAAGGCGCCGGCCCAAGACGCATCGGCTTCACCGATGCGGAGACGAGCCTTAGCGCATATCAACGTAGAAGAAAAGACGCGTGCCGCAAAAGGTGGTCCGCATCAAGCGCCGGGCAGTATGATGCCGGGAGGGCTTATGGGTATTTGCTGCCCGCAAGCTGTCTGGCACGGGCCTTGGAATCGGTTGCTTTCCGGGTTAGCGGTTGGCACCATATTCTTTCATCGCCTGTAATCTGATTGTACCAGACATTGCATACTTTGTTTGGTGTGTCGGGAATACAAACCTTGCGTTCGAACCCTGAAGAGTTGGCGTACATCTTGCAGGTCTTCTTGCTTGTGTCGTATGGAACGTTCGATTGGCATGCTGACGCACTCGCGGCAATGGCCACAACGATTGCTATGCGGATCATGTATCTCCCCCAAATTCGTCAGCAGCTTTGCATTGATAAACAGTATTATCAATGGCCGTTGCTCGTCCCGGCAAATAATTTAGGCAGGCCGATATGTCCCGACACGTCACCTTCATGACCATCGACGATGCCGCGCACTACACGCCGCAGGAGCGCGCGGCGATCGTCGCTGCCTATCCGGCGCATGAGCGCGAGGCACGCGCCCGCGGCATTCCGGTGCTGGGTTCGGGCCGCATCTTCCCGGTGGCCGAGGCGCTGATCGCCTGCGAGCCGTTCCGGCTGCCGCGCTACTGGCCAAGGCTCGGCGCGCTCGATTTCGGCTGGGACCATCCGTCGGCCGCGGTCGAACTCGCCTGGGATACGGAGGCCGACGTCGTCTATGTCACCAAGGCAGCGCGGGCCTCGCAGCAGACGCCGGCGATGCAGACGCTGACCTTGAAACCATGGGGCGAATGGCTGCCCTTCGCCTGGCCGCGCGACGGCCGCCGAGAGACGCTGGAAGGGGCGGGCGTGGCGCTCGCCCGGCAGTATTCCGCGCACGGGCTGAACATGCTGTCGCGTCACGCGCAATTTTCGGACGGTTCGGTCTCGGTCGAGGCCGGGCTGATGGAGATGCTCGACCGCATGCAATCCGGCCGCTTCAAGGTGTTTTCCACGTTGGCCGACTGGTTCGAGGAGTTTCGGTTGTTCCATCGCAAGGATGGTCAGGTTGTGAAGCTGCGGGATGACCTGATGGCGGCAACCCGCTATGGCGTGATGATGCTGCGGGAAGCGGTGGTGGATCCGGCGGAGTTCAGGGCGGCGAGAAGGCCGGCGGGGCAGAGTGATCCGCTGGGGGCATTCAGGTGAGTGATGGGCGTCGACCCTGCGCCTGTAGTCCGTAACACCGGAATTACGGTGCGGGACTTTCTGGGCGGCATGTCGGCACAAATATGCCAATCTCAGGTCGATCCATTGGAGGCAATGATGCCCAACCACGAGATGAGCCAGGCAAGTTTCCCGGAGATGTACGAGCGGTGGCTCGCAGGCCCTCTCTTCCGGCCGTGGGCCGAAATGATTCTCGAAGAGGTGGCGTTGTCTTCAGGCGATCGTGTCCTCGACATCGCTTGCGGAACAGGAATAGTGGCCCGCGTTGCAAGGGAGCGGCTCGGTGACGCCGGATACGTCGTCGGCATCGACGTCAGTTCGGATATGCTTGCCGTTGCGCGCGCCGTGGCGCCGGGCATCGACTGGCGTCAAGGCAATGCCAGCGCCCTGCCTCTCCATGACGGAGAGCAGTTCGACGTTGTCGTCTGCCAGCAGGGACTGCAGTTCTTTCCCGACAAGCCCGCGGCGGCAGCGCAGATGCGGCGGGCGCTGGCGAAGGGCGGCAGGCTAGCGGTAGCCACATGGCGATCCGACGATGAAATCCCGTTCTTTCGGGAGTTGCGCCGCGTGGCGGAGCGCCATCTGGGCGCCGTCAAGGATCCGCGGTACAGCTTTGGTGACGCGGTCCCCATCGAGGCGCTGCTCCGGGACGCCGGCTTCCACGAAGTCCGGGTAACGACCATATCGCGCACAATACGCTTCCAGGACGGCGCACCCTTCCTGCGATTGAACACGATGGCCTTCGTCGGCATGAGCGCTGTCGGCAGGGAAATGGGCGATCAGGAGCGCAAGCGCGTCGTGGAGGCCATCGTGAGCGAAAGTGCGCCCGCGCTGCACCCCTACGCCGACGGGGCGGGACTCGCTTTCGAGCTCAGCACCAATTTGGCGACAGCTGAAGGCTAACGTGTTCCATCGCTGCTCTGCTCTTTCGATCTTCGCGATCGCGACTTGCATCGTGGAGACTGAGACATGGAAAATATAGTGCACTGTCACCGTAATTTCTTTTCGGTGAAGCGAAGCGCCCTTCACTTCGTCATCCTCGGGCTTGACCCGAGGATCCATGCCGCGACATCAGCCGGGGAACGCGGCACGTCAGAATTCTGCGCCGTAGCAGCGCTCCAAGGTCACGGCATGGATCCTATGGTCTGCGCCGCGTCGCTCCGCTCCTTGCTCCGCCATAGGATGACGAAGAGGCATCGATCGCACCACCGCATTTCGAATTGAAGCCGTGGTTACTCCACGATCTTCCAATACGAATCCTTGCGGATCACCTTGCCGTCGCGAAATGTGTAGAAATCACAGCCCCGGACCTCCTTTTTGACGCCGTCGCGGGTGGTGCCGGTGAGGGTCCATTTCGAAATGCCGGTGTCGACAGCTTCGTCCGCAAAGTGCTCAGCCTTGCCGTAATGGACATCGGGCAAGCCTTCGAAGCGTGTCGCCAGCGCGTCCCGTACGTTGCGTTTGCCCTCGCAACGCGTGCCCCAGGGCTCGGCGCCCCTCGGCATCTCCAGGACGCAGTCGTCTGCAAAGAACGCCATGATGCGATCGAGATCGTGCGCGTTGAAGGCTTCGCATAACTCCGTCAGTGTCGCTCGAATGTCCATTCGCTCGTCTCCTGGATAGCCGTCGATGTCGAGTAGGTCATGGTGATTCATTGTTATATGCGAGTGTGTTAGTTAGTTTAAATATAAATAGCGCACTGTCACCGGAGTTCTACGTCCCGATTCGCGACGAAGCACAAAAGGCTTACGACGATGCACAGTCAGCTGTCGGACGGGCGCATTTCGAGAATACGATGTCGTTTGGCGATTGGTAATTCACTGAATGCTATACCTATCACCCGGCCTTGCAGCGAATCTTTCTCACAATAATCCTTGAGATTCCGATGTTATTTTTTACCGTTTTTGGAGTTATAGCGCTGTCGCTCGCGATCGCCATGGGAGTGGCTGCTGTTAAATCTAGAGATATTAGCCAACAGAAGCGAGTGGCGCTTATTTTTTGCGCCGCACTGCTCAGTGTTCCCGGATATTTGCTGTGTATATGATGCTTATATTTGTAGTGGTTTTGTTTCAGTAGGAACCAACGGGATGCGTCTGCTTTTCGGCTGATCCGAGATTATGCCGCGACTTCCAAGCGTCGTGGCGATGAATAAACCCCGGACAGCGGCATTCTTCAACAACCGTCACGGCTGGCGTCCCAAGTCCTTGCGAACGCCGCTTCGCCACAGCAGGACGAAGGGCCAGGCATGCACCCTCGCATCATCCCCGCAACCTTGCGCGATCTCAGTTACATCGCAGCCAATTTGCGCCCTGAGGACCGGGCCGAGATCGACTGCCAGCTCGACCACTGGTCGCCGGCACTGCTGGCGCTGACGGCGCTGCAGGGGTTTGCTTATGTCGCCGAGCTCGACGGCAATCCGGAGGCCGGCTTTGGCGCTGCCGAACAGCGCGGCGGTTTGTGGATCGCCTGGAGCTGGGGCACGCGCCGCATGAAGCGCTGCGTGCCTGGGATCACCGGGTTCTTTCACGCCGTGCTTGGGCCTCAGGTCGCGGCGCGGGGCGCCTGGCGGGTCGAGGCGCGGGCGCTGGCCGCCAATGAACTGGCGCTGCGCTGGCTTGGCCGGCTGGGCGCCACGCAACGCTGCCGGCTGCCGGGCTACGGCCGCAACGGCGAAGACTTTTTCCTCTACGACTGGACAAGAACCTCTAATTTCGGAGAAGGCTGGAACCATGTGCCTGTTGCAAAAACCACCGGAACTGAAGCCATTGCCGCCGGTACCGACGGCGCAGGACAAGGACGTGCAGGCGCGCGAGGCGGCATTGCGGGCTGAGCTCGAACAGCGAAACGGCACCGCCGGCACCATCAAGACCGACCTCGCGCCAGGCAGCCTCACCGGCCAGCGCCGCGTGCTGCTGGGGCTTTGACCATGACCGCGATGAAACGCAGTTTCAGGAAGCGCGTGTGGGACTGGTGGGTGTGGCGACGCCATGCGCGGGTGATGAAAAGGCGGGGATAATCTCCCCCCTCGAGGGGGAGATGGCCGCGAAGCGGCCAGAGGGGGTCGTCGCGCGTAGAGCGCTAGCCTCCCCTGTCGGCGATAGGAGGTCGCGTCCGGTCGGACCGACCCCCTCTGTCGCCTTTGGCGACATCTCCCCCTCAAGGGGGGAGATTACGCTCGCCGCGCAAACGCCCACACCATCAGCGGGTATTCCTCGTCATTGCTGAGATCCCGCCACAGGCCGTAGGCGCGGACGGGGCCGCCGATATGGGCTCTGGCGCAGGCCTTGTTGCCCCAGCCGTGGACCTTGACGTTGGCTTCCGCGAAGCCGCCCTCGACCATCAGCTGTTTCAGGCCGGCGGGCGTCCACCTGTTGTAGTCGTGCGGCCTGGCGTGGACGCGGAACAGGAACGGCGTCGCCACCATCGCCCAGCCGCCGGGCCGGGTCATGGCGTGGATGTTTTCCACCGCCGCGTGAGGCCGCCGCACATGTTCCAGCACCTGGTCGGCGATGACGATGGAATATTGCTCGTCGGTGCGATCCTTGCAGATGTCGAAGGCGGGGAAATCGACCGAGCGGTAATTGGGGCACATCGCCCGCCAATAGCGGTTCCAGCCGGGCGATATCTCGATCACGTCGGAAGCCTTGCGGTTGCCGGCTTCGAGAAACAGCGTGAACGCCTCGATCTGGCGGATGCGCAGCCAGTTGCGGGAATCGTAACCAATGAGCCGTTTCACGGCGCGTTTGCTTTGGCTTTTCAGGGCGGCAAGGCTTGTCGTCACATCGACCTCCTCCAAAACCCGCCGCTGACGTGCGTAGCACCGCCAAGTGGGCAAAAGATGACAAGCTGCCACATCGAGGCTGCCAATCTCCCCCCTCGAGGGGGAGATGTCGCCGAAGGCGACAGAGGGGGTCGGTACGACGGGACGCGACCTTCAGGCTTAAAAAGAGAATGCTAGCGCTCCATGCGAGACGACCCCCTCTGGCCTGCCGGCCATCTCCCCCTCAAGGAGGGAGATCAGCAGCTTCGGCGCCGCGCGCCCTTATCAACCCCATCTCATACCCCAGCGAGGCCTCCCATGACCGACACCCGCGCCCGCAATATCCTGTCCCGCCAGTCCGAGCTCGAGAGCGAGCGCAGCCAGTATGAGGCTGTGTGGGAGCAGGTGGCGGAGTTCTGCGACCCCGATGCGCCCGATATCTGGAGCGGCCGCCGGACCGGCGGCCCGGACTCGCAGGCCGAGCGGCAGGAGCGGCGCGGCGCCCGCGTCTATGCCAACACCATCAACTCGGCCGCCAACCGGCTGGCCGCGGGGCTCGAAAGCCTGATCATCCCGCAGTCGGAAAAATGGCACGGGCTGTCGACCGCCGCGATGAACGACAAGGAGACCGATGAGGAACAGGAATGGGCGGAGGCCTTGCGCGATTTCCTGTTTGCGCTGCGCTATTCCGCCAATTCGAATTTCGTGCCGGCGACCCAAGCCTGCCTGCGCAACGTCGTGCGCTATGGCCCGGCCTATCTCTATGCCGAGGAAGGGTTCGGCGCGACGCTGATCCGCTACGCCTCGATCCCGGTGGTCGAGGGCTATCTCTGCCGCAACCGCTGGGGCCAGGTCGACATTTTCCACCGCCGCTACGAGCGCACGGCGCGGCAGGCCGCACAGCTGCTCGGCTATGAGAAGCTGCCGGCGCGGATCAAGGTGCTGGTCGACGATCCGGCCAAATGCGAGACGAAAATCTCGCTGATCCAGTGCATTGAGCCGCGCGACGAGCGCAAGATGTATCGGCTGGGCGGCCAGTACCAGTATCTCGACACGGCCTTCGCCTCCTACCATGTCATCGAGGACGAGGAGGAGATCGTGCGGGAAAGCGGGTTCCGCACGTTTCCGGTGTCGACCTTCAACTGGCGCCGCTACGAGGGCGACCCCTATGGCATTTCGCCTGCTATCGAGGCGCTGACGACGGTGCGCGAGGAAAATGCCGTGCGCCGCTCGGGGCTTCGCGCGCTGCAGCAGATCACCGATCCGGCGACCGCCTCGAAGGCCCGGCTCGACTATGTGCCGGTGCTCAACCCCGGCGAGAATTATCCCGGCCTGATCGACGACAATGGCAGGCCGCTGATTGCGCCGATCTCGACCGGGCAGAACCCGACCTATGCCTTCAACTACGCGCAGAGCCGCGCCGACGAGATCCGCGACATGATGTTCGTCAATCTGTTCCAGACACTGGTGCAGAACCCGCAGATGACGGCGACCGAAGCGCTGATCAGGCAGGAGGAGAAGGGCGCGCTGCTTGGGCCGTCCGGCTCGATCATCCAGGCCGGCTTTGCCGGCAATCTCGACCGCGAGCTCGGCATTCTGGAGGACAAGGGGCTCTATGAGGAGGACAGCCGCTTCGTGCCGCCGGAGAGCCTGGCCGGCAAGGCGGTGCGGCCGACCTTCACCGGCCCGCTCGACGTGTTGCGCCGTTCGGCCGAGGCGCGCGACACCATCCAGGTGGTGACGACGGCCATGCAGATGGCGCAGTTCGATCCCGGTGTGATGGACAATATCGACAGCGACGAGGCGATCAAGATCGTGCAGAGCGCCGGCCGCAGCCCGCAGCGCATCTTTCGCCGCAAGGAGGAGGTGGACGAGTTGCGCGATGCCCGCGCCAAGGCCAGCCAGGCGCAGGCCGGCATGGCGGCGATCGCCACGGCCGGCAAGGCCGCCAGGGACGCTGTGCCGGCGGCCGTGCAGGCGCGCGACAGCGGCTTGCTCGACGGGTTGCAGGATATGCTGGGCGGCGGTGGCCAAAGCGGGCAGCCCGTCGGTCCGACGGGTAACGGCGCATGAGCCGGAAACGCTTCGCCCATGCCGGACAGGCCGGCAGCCCCGCCAAGGCGCGGGACGCGCTGGCCAAGGCGTATCTCAGGGTGTTTTCAGGCGAGGACGGTGAGATGGTGCTGGCCGATCTCGCGGCGACGACCGGCTATTACCGGCGTCCGTCCTATGGCGAGTGGATGGCACGCACCAGGACGCCCAACGGCTTCGAGCTGCACAGCGCCTTGAGCAATGCGCGCGCCGAGGTGGTGCAGCACATTATGGGGTTCCTGACGCTGGATGACGCGCAGCTAGTGGCGCTGGAGAAGGCGGCGCGGGCGGAGGCGTAGGCGGTGAAGCTGCCAATCTCCCCCTCCCCACCCGTGGGGGAGACGTCCGGTAGGGCAGAGGGGGGCACTGTCCCGCCGACGCTCGAACGATCACGCAGCCCATACTTGCCTCCATCCCTAGAAAGCAGCTTAACGCAAAAAGTTGGCGCTCTACGGCGCCCCCCTCTGGCCTGCCGGCCATCTCCCCCTCAAGTGGGGAGATCGGCTGTCGCGACTGCCTTCGCCAATTGTGAACGTTGCAGGAGGAGTG